CGGAGTATAACCTTGATATACTTTTTCACCCACTTTATAAGTTCCGTAACCAGAATCTAAGTTCATGTAAAATTCAATTACTTCTTCTTGCGATACTAAGTTATATACAGAAACAAAGGCACGATTAATAACACTAGTTTCTGTAACCTTACCAAATATAAAACCTTTGACTGTAAAGTTTAATGTCCAAACAATCATCCGAGTTTCATTTTCTCTACCACCTTCATACGTGATTTCATGTTGTGTAGAATTTAAAATCACAGGAACTTCTTTAATTATTCCCATTTCAGGAATAAGGTTTAACTTGATGGTGTAATCTGGTGTAAAGAATGGTAAAATGTGTTCAATAATTTGTGTACCGTCTTCTATGTTACGCACATAGATGTAAAGATTGAAATCGAAATTGTATGGTACAGGATTGTATTGTGAAAGTATTCCTGAAGGCGCAGTTCCTGAAAAATTTTTAATGTTTGTGTTTTGTTTTCTACTTGAATCGTATGATAAACCGGCCATTTCAAACGACATACGTGGTAGTGTCATCTGTACCTTTTTATCCAAATTCAAATCTTCTTCAAGCCGCATGACATAACGTTCTTTACTTGCATATGCAATAGGAACAATAAATCTTTCCGATTCGGTAAGGTCTGGTTTAAATCTATACAAGGTAATGTTATCAAACAGATTACCAAATCCAACAACCAATTTTCTTATGACACGGTTATATGTTGACATTATATTCTTCCAAATGGATTGGTTTCTGTGAAGTCAATAATGTTATTGGCTGTATCAAACAAATATGAATTATCGTAGGATTCATTTCGTGTACTGTCTTTCAACGGATCATAAGATGCCAAATAGTATCTTGCATTACTTGTTGCACCAATGATTGCAACGTTGTCACGGAATTCACCTGCAATATTTGTGACCTTTAGTGAGTCATCTGGTTTGATCCATTCTTGTACTAAAGCCACGACCCATGCATTTGCTTGTGTATTATCTGTAGATTGAAATACAACTTCCCTAGCTTCATATGTTCCAGTTCCAGTTCCAGTAGTCAAGTCTAGTGTGTAACTTGATTGAATCATTACATCATCAATGTCTTCCACACCAGTGTCGATAACTTCTTGTGAGTACTTGAATTTCTCTAGTTCCAATTCATAGAAGAATGGTATCTTGCGGCCTAACATAAAGAAATCTTTAGTTTGATTTGTAAATTTAATTTCAAACAATTCACCAGTACCATTTAAGAACGGTACATAAATTAAATCACCTTCTCTTGGTCTTGTGAATATATCTTGTGGTACACGTTGAGAGAAAGAACGCTTTGAAAGAATAATGTTGACAGTGTTTTTAATCTCAAGGCCAAACTTAGAAAAGAATTCTTTCTCGCCACCATATTCCATCGAACTAGATAGATAGAATTCAATTGGAAATGCTGAACCAAATCTTTTTATTGGATCCTCACCATATAAAATGTCTCTATCGGTTTCATTTTCAATAGGTAAATAGTAGGCGTCAAAACCCATAATCTTGATTGACTCAACAATCAAGTCCTCAATTACCCTTTGCTCAGCAAGAGAGTTATAGTTATTGAAATAAACCGAGGTTGCCATATTAGTTCATGAACATTTCTAGTGGTGCACCGTACTTGTCACCAATTTCTAAATGTAATGCATCTATTTCTTCTTTGGCTTCACTATAGATTTTGTCACCATTTAATTTGACACCACCTGGTAATTGAATACCTTCAAACTTTTTAAGGTTATTGCCCCAAGAACGTTTGATAAGTGCTGTTGCATATTCTTTTAACCAACGGTCATTCCAGGCCTGTGTATACACATCAGGATCAATCACCGCATAACATTCTGCAATGACTGTTGTACCGACTGGTGCTTCGGTTCTACCCCAACCCCAATCAATATAGAGTCTTTGCATGTGTCTCTGAAATCTAATAGGAACTTCACCAGTAAACAGTTGTTCCAACATACGTAAGTGTTGTAGTGTCAACGTATAGTTAATGTATGAAGCGGAGGTAAAGTCATACAACTCATTCAAACGGAGTTGATATCTCAAATCAAACATATTGACTTGAGAATGTGAATCGGAAATAGGGAATATTCTGGTGATACCAGCAATTTGTAATGCATTGTTTGATGAATCTTTAGCTTCAGACAGGTTCAGATACTTATTATTAATGTCTGTCTGGTCTATCTTTTTAATGTAATAGACTTTTTGTAGACCATCAAAATGATAATCTTGCCAGTATTGTAATGCATCGTCAATACGGTCTTCCACCTGGTCGTCATCAACGTTGATTTCAATTACAGGAAACCCCAGTCTACGCAGGCAATAATCTTTGAATGCCGTTCTTGTTGTGATTGTTTTCGCCATTATATCCCCCTATAAGGATATTTATGCTTCAGGTTTTGTAACTTCCACACACAATCCAGATACATATTTTACTTTGTTATCAAAGCACTTGGTGGAGTAAAGTTACTAGTATAACGTGCATATCCCTTAGTGATTCTTAGGTCGTCTATGTAACCATTCATCAGTCTGTCTGATGTGGTTGAACCTCCAACTATTACTGCTGTTACTGAATTATAGGCGGTTGAGTTTGTCGCTGTTGTACCAACTTGTGTTCCATCCACAAATGCTCGCAAACTTGTCCCTGAACGAGAGTATGCTATATGGTACCAAGTATTAACAACAGGAGTGAACGCAAATGAGTTATCAAATGCCGTATTAATTCTACCAATATTCAATCCATTTGAAGTTCTCCAAACAAAATCATATCCGCCGACACCACTCGATCCTAAAATACCTCGGTCTGCTGCTATGCTGGCAAAATACACCCACGCTTCAACCGTAAAGTCACCTGTTCCAAATGATAAAGAGTCTTTTGCCGGTGTGGTTAAATAATCACCAGTACCATCAAAATACATACTAGCGCTATTATATTTCTTAACTGCGGTACTTAATTGTGTATTACCTACAGTCTCTAATACATTAGTACCGTGTTGGTCTATGATACCACCAGTGGCACCATTCACTAAAATACCAGCAGTAAAAGTGTTTGCACCAATTGTGACTGTTGGTGTTAATGGTACCGTTGGTGATACAAAATTAGATGTATATAAAGCACCAGAAGAAACTCTCACATCAGAAATGTATCCATTAAATGGAAATCCATTTCCATCATATGCACCAATACGTAAAACACCCATATTTGACATAACAGTTGTGCTAGCAGTAAGTGTTCCTGTGGCAATTGAAACTCCATTAGAATAAATGGTTACTGTTGTGCTATTTCTTACTATTGCAATATGATACCATTGGCCAACAGTAAATGATCCTACACCAGTGCCAGGTCCTATCCAAAATGAGCCAGAAGCCATTGTTCCTAGAGCAAAATTGATGCCTCCGGCGTTGGTACCTGCTATGTCTAGCGTCCAACCACCATCTGTTGCATATGAGCCTGTGCCCCATCCACTATTCAAAATTGATTGTCTACTCGAAACATTGTTGAAAAATACCCAACATTCAATTGTGTGGTTCGTAGAACCATATTTTGAAATTGTACTTGAATAAAGATTGTCTACTGTTCCGTCCAAATAAATTGAACCACCATGTAAACTTGGAGTATAACTTGTTGCACTCTGTGCGGTGTATCCGAATGGATTGAAGATTCTTGGTGTAACATTACCATTAGCAGTTATTGTAAATCTATTAGTTGAGTTATCAATCATTGTAGTTGATTGACAAGTTAATAAACTTGTGTTTGCTATTGCTGTTAGTGGTGTTGTACTTGGTGTGAAGTTTGAGGTGTAGACTGCTGTGCCTTTGACAATACGAGCATTTGAAATATAACCTGTGTAACAGGTAACACCTTGATTCTGGTCTTGACCTAGTGTAATAAAATCCGTAGCTGCCGTAATAGAACCCGAGAGTGTTTTAGATTGCTCAGCAATTCCATTAATGTATAATGTAAAGGTGCTACCAGAACGAACTAATGCAACATGATACCATGTATTTACAGAAATAGTAGTGGTACTAACCAACCAACCGTCACCCGATGATCCGGCATACAAATTTACCGAAACTTTTGTGGGGAAAGCCTGATGCCTGTCATTTATTTGCCATTTTTGTGAACCAAAATTACCGTTACTTATCAATACAGGGTAAGACTGTACCCTGCCTGTAGGGTAGTACCATAATTCTATAGTAAAGTCACTACTTTCTAATGCTAAGTTTGCAGAAGTAGTAGTTGTTAAATAATCCCCAGTACCATCAAAGAAATTACTATAACTTATTGGCACTGCTTCGGGTATGCTACCGAATGGACCAAAGGCTTGAACCGAAGTATCACCGCCTTTAGTTATGGCAGCATTTCTTGGTGAGTTATCCATTAATCTGTTAGATTGACATGTCAATAAACTTGTGTTTGCTACTGATGTTAATGGTGTTGTACTAGGAGTAAATGCTGAAGTGTACAATCCTGTACCTTTGACTACTCTGAGATTAGAAAGATAACCATTGAATGTTTGTTGAGGACTATCCCCACCACCTGAACGATTACCAATATAGAAT